TTATGGCAGGCCATGCCGCCATACCTGCTATTATTAATCCCACAGTAGCAAGTGCTATACCAACGAGCATGATAACTTCTTTTAACCAAGAAAATCCTTCAATCATCATTGATATCCAAGAAATAGCAGTTGCAATAACACCTATAACAGTGCTTATTGCTGTTGCAATCGTACTTAATGCCGTACCTAAAGTGCCTAATGCACCTTGAAGTCCACCTGCTGCAACGAAAGCTTCTGCGGCCTCTTTACCTATTAATGTTCTTAATGGTATACCGAAGAATTGTGAAACAATTGCCGCAAGTGTCTGGAAAAGAACAGAATTCTTAAATGCCAAAGTCAAACCTGTTACCAATAATAATTTAAGTGCTGGGATTATTATTGTATTAAATAGGGTGGTTATGATTTTAAGTATTCCTAAAAATACAACTGTCAAATAAACTTCCCAAGGTATCTTACTTAATAACTTAAATATGTTACTAAATAATTTACCCCAATCTGTTTCTGATAGGAATGTAAACAATAAAGTTTCAACACCCCTAACAATTTTCTTAATAGTTTCGCCCGCTGCGTTCCAATCAAAGTTTTCAGTAAAGGCATTAATTAAATTGGATAAGAATTTACCTGCTTGTTTCCAATCGAAATTATTGGAAAACTGCTGTATTGCATATACAATAGTATTTAATGCTTTTGCTACTGTTGATGATATAGAAGTAGCTGTATTCGGGTCAAGTAAACCATTAAAGAAATCTGAAATATTTTGACCTATTTGAATTGCTTTATCATATATAATATCCCAAGGTATTTTGTCTAATAAATTAGCAAAGCCTGTGCTTAACCATCTACCAAAGTCATACCAGGTATCAATAAGAGAATTAATTACATCTTCATTTATATCGGGTAAATCGTACAATATATCAGCATTCCAATCTGCAAATATATCTGTTGTATCTTTACCGCTACCACTTGTGTTGGGTGTACGAATTACATTTAATTCATCAAACGGCTGTAATGCTTTCATAGCCGCTTTTCTGGAAGCGTTTGTGGCATCAGCCAAATCTTCTTCGGCTTCAGCGGCCTCTTCCGTGGCATCAGCCAGAAAGCTCATATCGTCCGCTTTCATTGAAAAATCAAGTCCTGTAATATTACTTATGATTACAAGAACAAGTTTTGTGAAATACTGTAATTTTACAATTATCTGATTTAATGTCTGAATTACAGGTATCATTACAGTAGTAACACCACTACCTAAAATGATAAGGAACTGATTCCAAACCTGTTCCAATAAACGTGTCTGGTTAGCAAAACTTCCTTGCGTTCTTACAAAGTCGCCTTGAATGAAGTCAGCCTGTTCCATTAAGTACATATATCGTAAAATAACTTTTTCCCTTGCACTCATCTGCTTGACATTTTTCTCAATTCCTTTTGACATAGCATACTGTTGCAAGTTAGCCTCTGTTAATATGATACCATATCTCTTAATTGTTTCAGTTTCACCTGTATAAACGGCTGACAAAGCAATTCGAGCATATTCCTGTGATATATTATAGAAAGATGCAAAGTCGCCTGTTAACCCGGCTAAGTTTATAGCCATGTTACTAGCACTTTCTGCACTAATATCCATTGCTTTACCCATTGCCATGTATGAGCCAGCAGTTTGTTTTGCAGCCAATTCTGATATACCGAACTGTTTAATTGCTATCTCGCCAAATCGTTCTGCTTTCCAAGATAACTCTTCAAAAGTAACATCTACGATATTCTGTACCTCAACCAAATCGGAAGCGGCAGACGCTGCATCTGAAAATACTCGGGTAAGCATATTAGATGATATTGAATGTGTTAACCGATTAAAGCCACTTGATATTTTATTAAGACCTGTTGTAATGCCACCAACATCAACACTTGTGCCTACAACTATGTTGCCATCAAATCTTGACATTAATATGCTCCTCCCATAATTTCATCAATAATACTTTGAGTAGTCTTATCGTATTTCTTCTTTATGATAATTCTGTCTTTATTATCCCTATATATTCGTTCTTCGTATTTTTCTAATTTCTTGCCTTTGTTTAATTTATCTCTAATACTCATAAATGTATTTAAGGTACATTCACCCATTTCCATGAATGCTGATAAAAATGTCCACCAATGTAAAAATTCAACACCTCTGCAATCATACCCTAAATTTTTATTTACAGGTGCTATAATTAAATTGAAGTCTTGTTCCCAATCATAAACAGGTTTTTCTTCATTGGCATTTTTAGGCTCGTCTTCACCTGCTCGTATAAACCAAAACATCTGTTTGATAGCTTCTTCAATATTAACTTCGTATTCACTATTATTATAAAACAAATCTAATGCTACTTCAACCTTTTCGGATAATAATAAATCCGGGTCATTCAATGCTTCAAATATATATATTATATTCCTATAATCAGCATCAAATTCGCATACTACACCGTCTATTTCAACGGAGGTTGGTAAATATTGTTTATTCATATAAACTCCTAAATAAAAAGGGACAACATTTGTTGCCCCTCCCTATCATTAATTCTTCTTCTTTGTGTACTTTGCTTTACGAGCTTTACTTTCTGCTTCGTAATAAGGCGCTATACCTGTAAAGAAGTCTGCAAACATTGAAAGTGTACGAGCTTCTCCGAATAAGATTTTACTTGAACCTGCTCCGAAACAATCATCAATCTTTTCTTCAAAATAATCGACAATCTCATTAAGCAAGTCAAAACTCTCGTTTTCGGTTTTACACTTACCAGCTCTCTCATTGTATTCCGCCTGTTTAATTAACAATTCCTGTTTAATATCAAACATTCTTTTAGCAGACTCAATGTCGGAAGGGTTAAATGTAAATATACCACGTTCATTGCCGTTATCATCTAAAATCTGTAACTGCTTCTGACCTGTACGTATCTGTAAACTTTCCATATTTTATTTTCCTTTCGGTAACATATATTCTATTAGTCCGGAGTAAACGTAATAGCTGTTCCGCCGTACTTATAGTCATTTACTGTCCCGTGAATCTTATCATTGGAGTAGTTAATGTCAATAGGCATATCAACATAAGAACTACCACCGATAGACTGAGGAGTTAAAGTACAGTTCTTATGAACTTCTGCTTCATAAGAATAGTTGCCTTCCGTGCCTCTTCTTGCGTATGCGTGAATCTGCATAACTTCATATAACGGGAATTCTGAAAGTCTGTTGTATTTAACCTGGTTGTAAAGTTTAACAGCCAATTTAGAACCGCCACGAATTGTCATGGGTTCAAGAGACTGACTTGTCTCAAACTTATTAACCGTAGTTTCTGTGATACCTAAGATATCGGTAATTGTTTCTGTATCAGGGTTAAATTCAATAGATGAATCTTCAACACCAACACCAACAATCTGCCATTCAGGAGTTCCGCTCACAGCTGTAACACTATCGCCTACATTAACGGCTGTTACAAGCAACTTACGAACGGCTTTCTCATTGTCCTGAAGATTGAACTGTGTAATATCGGGTACTACTGCCATAATTTTATTCCTCCTTGTAGTGTATTGCAACTCCTAACATATATTTGGCTAATCCGTCATCTGTTATATATGCTAAGTGTGCCATATTTTGTAAAATTTCAATTTCATATTCTGAACACTTCTCTCCGAAATCGGGGTAGTTTTCGTTTTCAATTTGTGTCTCTAACCACTCATTGAAAGTATCCATCATATTCATATTCTCGATATTTACATCTGATGTGCCTGTATCAATCTTCTCGAATGCTACAAACATAAATGTATAAGTTTTGTATTTAAAACCTAATATATCTCGTTTATCAATATAATCACCGAAATCCGGAACTATTTCACGAATGCCAGGATAAGCATCGGCTGTTTCAAAATATAAATAATTATCGGTAAGAAAGGGTGAAACCCAATCTTGTAATGCTTCATGTTTACTGCTCATACACTTCGCTCCTTGCTAAGCCTAATACGTTCTTTATCAACTTTGTTAATAACTGTTGTTCCGTGATTCTGCCAGCCAACTTTATCCCATTCTGATGTTGCTAAAGGATGATGTCTCCTATTTCTGTTCCACCATTTAGGACCTAAGTATTGTGCTTCTGCGTATTTAGCTGTATATACAATACGTCCGGCTTCTTTACTTGCATAACACCTAACACTATTATTTAATCTACCACTTCTATAAGGTACATACCTTTCAAAGTAAGATGCTGCTGTTCTAGCCATATATAAGTTTAGTTCTTTTCCAAACCCTTTTCTTCTGATGATTTCTTCATTGGAGTAATTCCAATGAAATTTCATACCGACGGCATAGGAACCGCTATCTTCATCATCACTTTTAAAGTATTCTTCAAAGTCTATATACTTATTAGCCATAACTAAACACCTTCAATTTTTAATTGGACGGTAGCATTAAATCGTTTGTGTGGTTTCTTAATATGTTTTACCATACAAGAAAAGCCTTCGTACTCTTTAATTACAGCTACAACATTTTGAGCAGTAATCTCTTCTTCAACATCTCCCAATACTATATAGTCACCAGAAGACATTGTAAATTTACCTGATTTATCATCAAGCTTTTTCCATTCTCGATAATTCAAATAATCATCATTGAATGGAATTAAAACTGTAATGTATGTGCCAATATACACACCATTACCGCCTGAGTTTCTTGCAGAAGCTTCGTACCACACAGCATTATCTACTGTGCTTTTGTACCATTCGTCAACCTGTTTTCCGTCGGTGTCTGTTCTTTTTAACTTATTAAGAATTGTTATTCTCTGATTGTAAATATTTTTCCACATCAAAACTAACTCCTCTTGCCGTTAAATAATCAGGTAACCAGCGGTATGCTAAATTGCGTAACTCTGCCGCCTGCTCAGTTTCTGAAGAAAGCTTATAGGATATTGTTTCAACACCGTTTGAATACTGTGCTACATTTCTGTCAAAATCCTGTTCCTGTGAACTATCGACACTAACAGTCTTATCAACAAATTCTGCTAACACATCTTTAACTTCTTCCGGACACTCTCCTGTTTTTTCAATTACAATAGGTATCCTTTTGAAAGTAATGTAATCCAAAAGATATTGAGCTTTTTTAGCAAGTTTAGTATACAGTATTTCGTCTGTAACTTTACCGCTAATTTCTGTATATTCTTCAAAACTTAAATACAGTTCCATTATTTCTCAGTTCCTTTTGCTGCTTTCTCTTTTTTAGGGGTATCATTTTTTACCGATTTAGCTTTTGCTAATTCAACTTTCAATTTAGCAACCTCTTCTTCTAAATCAGCAATTATTTTTTTACTGTCAACAAAATGTTTCTGCAAAGTTGCGAGGTCTGTCGGTACACTTTCCTTGACTACATTTCCTTTTTCATCAAGAAGGTTGTACCCGAGGCCGATATAATAATCGACCTCGTCATCCTTCACATCAAGCAAAACATTTGCTCTCTGTATTCTTGCCATAAGTTTCTCCTTATGAATTAAGACTCGTTACAAGTTAAGCCCGATAAATCGTAACCTTCTTCGTAAATCTGTCCGTTCAGTTCTACACGCATCTTAAACATCTGTTTATCCTTATCGGTAACTTTGAAGATACCGTCAAGGTCAGCATCAAGAGTAACAAGTCCTGAACCCTGTGAAGGTACTAAGCCAACTTTAACATCATTGTATGTAACTCCTGAAGGAAGTGTAAATTTAAGATACATAAAGTTTCCGGGACCCCATACATTTGTAATTGCGTTGTCACCGTCAAGATATTTCAATGTACCTGTAATCTTGCCATCAGAGGATACTGCAAGTCCGGTCTGGAGGTCGCTTACGCTAACCTCGAAGATGCTCTCCTTGGTGCCCGGCTCAGCCAGGAGAGCGCTTAAGGGTTTGCTGTCACACACATCTGAATAGCATTCTTCTTGTTGTTAAGAATGAATACGTCTTCAAATGACTCTTCGTAGTAGTAATACTTACCTTCGGTAATAGCCGTAGGAGCATCAAGGTCTGCGAATGTATAGCTAACAGGTGTGATAACTGCTGTAGGATGAATGAGCATCATATTGATAAGCTGTGCTCCCTGAGCAGGTGTCCAACCTTCTGTAAATACATAAGCTGTCTGCATAAGTTCTGAAGGAACAGGGATAACTGCTACACCGTCAAGTGTATCAACAACTCTGTTAACTCCGTTAACGCTGGACTGAACATCCCAATTTCTTGTAATTCCAGATGCAGATTTAAGCATAGACTTAACTTCGTTTGTACAGTAAAGAATACGACCTGCGAGAGGAACTCTTGCGTTGTCCATTGCTAACATCATAGCATCAAATTTTGCAAGTACATTAGCAGTTGTAGGAGCAACATTATCAGGTGTCATGGACTGCTGTGTCCAATCATAGTAAATCTTTGAAATGGTATAAGCGTCCATTTCAGGGAATTTCTGTTCCTCATTAAATACCTTTGTAATGTTTGCGATAGTTGTTACAAGGTTTGTCTGGTCGATATCTTTAGGATGAACGAGTGTAGACCATTTTCTCTGGTTTGTAAGAGTCTTAAGCTCCCAATCGTTCTCATAATTTCTCTGAGCAGTTCCGATGCTATCACGAGAAGCTGCTACACGACCTGTTGTTGAGATTGAAGGAATCTCAATAGATTTTGAATTTACCCAACGAAATCTGTTGTTGTTGGGGGTGTTATAAAGTGCGCCAAAGTAGAGTCTGTAAGGATACATCTGTTCAAGAGCTCTACCATAACTTGTAGCATATTTTAATGCGTTTGCCATATCTTTTCTCCTTTACTTATTGTTTAACAAATCCAAAGGCCTGTAAAAACGGGTCTTCTTCGTTTGGTGCTGTTTTCTGAGCTGACGGCTGAACAAATGTAGGCTTCTTTTCGTCTTCAACCTTTTTAGGTTCTTCAACAACAAAAGCATCCGCATTGTTTGTTCTGTATGTAGCTTCAAAATCACTAGCACCGATAATTGCGTTATCTTTAAATACTAAATTTGCGGAAAGCATTTCACTAATGAAATCTCTCTTTGCTGCTTCGCTTGTAAACTTTTTACCGCCTGCGTATTCACGAACAGCAAAATTATAAGCCTGGTCTGAAAGTTTCTTTTCATATTCAGTTTTAGCAGTTTTGTAATCTTCCTGTAACTTTGAAACCTGATTATTCAAATCTGCAATCTTAGTCTCATTATCTTTGTTACCATCTGACAACTGACTCTGTAAAGCTTTTAAATCTTTATCTCTTGTCTTTAACTGCTCCTGTAAATCGCTTATACTTGCGTCTTTCGTTGTAACGGCATCTTCGTACTTCTTTTTATCAACATAATTACCTGTTGCTAAATCAGCTAACTTAATGCCTTTACCTGTTACCTTGCTGGCGAAATCATCAAAAGTTAATGCTTCTTCACCAAAAATTTCTTTCAAAAAATCCATACTTTTCCTCCTGCATCTATTTTAATGGTTTGATTTATAATTGCGTGTTACCTTCCACGCTAGATGGTATGCGTTAAATGTCTGCATACTAGACTTTTTTTACTTATCTTTATTATACAATCTTTTCTTATTAATGTAAAGTGGAATTTTTAAACAATTTCAGAAGTAACTTTTTGACTTTCATTAGCTCTCTGTAAAGTGGTTTGGTCTTCGGGTTTTGTATACTTCTGAACTAATTCCATCTCATTAATTTTTTCATCTTCAACTGACTTCAAAGCCGTTTCTGCTTGTTCTTGTGTCTCACCATACCATTTAATTCTGTATTCGACTTTGCTCATTAAGCCTTTTTCTACATCAATTAAATCAATTTGTCTTTCTGCGTCTTTATCAATAATGATACTATCATCCCAACAATATGCAACTTCATAATCACCAGATGGAACTATATCATACAAATCACAATATATATCCATTATAACTAAACAATCGTCTAATACCTTCTGTAATTCCTTCTGGATATCACAGTTGGCTGCATAACTTCGTTGTTTTAATATTTTCAATTCGGTTGCTGTTCGTGCTTCCGTGTAAGCAATCGTTGAAAGTGTACCCCTTGATAAATCGCACACATCTTCAATATGCATTAAGATTGAGTTTAATCCGTTCAAGATGCTTTTATCACGCAAAGTAGGATTGAATACATGATATGCTTCGTCTTCACCTAAATCCAAGGTGCGTCTAAATAATCTATCCTGTAACTTCGGTAATGTATAAGTATCTTCACCTCTTCTGTTCTTTTCAGGGTTTAATGCTGTTCTATCAACATCAACTGCCAACTGACCGCCTTCAAACTCCCATAACAAATTTGAATACTGCTCGTCTGCGTCTTTAATTAAATCAACAGCTCTTGAAAATCCTGAAACACCTAAAGGGCTATCAATATCAATATTATTAGCTTGAGGCATCTTGAAGTATGCAAACAATAACCTGTCCATATTCTCCAATTCAACCCTCGGTGCCAAATTAGCCCACTCTGAAACTTCACTCAATGCAATAGGATATCCCAATTCTGTATAGTCATTTGAATATCCAACATTGTCATTACCTTTTTTGAATGCTAAATTTTCAACTATAACAGTGTTATCTACTAATTTATGATGCTCAACTTTACTGTAAATAAAATCTTTTGTAATAACCCTATCTACAAATGCTGCATCTATAACATCACCTTCGGCGGAAAAGCCTAAAGGATAAAAATTACTTGCTTTTGTATAATTTACTTCTATTTTATATGTATTATTCGGAGCTGATACAACATACGGTTTAACAACAATTCCACCTAAAGCAATGCCATACTCTAAGTTTTTCCTAATAGACGCCAATACTTTGTCAAACTGTTTCTTTAAAAATTCCGCCCTCTCATTGTCCCCTGTAACCTTAACGGACATTTCAAGAGTAGCCATTCGAGCTTTTTCACTTGCAATCATAGAAGCAAGACCCAACGAATGTACATTTTCATCAAGCCAAGGGCTCTGATTAGAGTACATACTTTCCCACATTTCAATATGTTCTTTCATTTCAGGCGAAATGGTGGGCGATATATGTAATACTTCTGCAACAGTAGTAGGTGATACCATACGTCTAAATACTCCTTTCAAAAACTGTATGAGGTTCATCTCAATCCTCCTATAAATTTATCCCTATTTTTAGTATATCACAATAATTCTAATATATCAACTATTGTCCTTTATGTTTCCACACTCTTTCCATAGCATACCTGGTAGCGTCAATGTGGTGGTTATCTTTATCAGGAAAGCTACTGATAATTTTCCCTTCTTTATCCCTTTCATGCTCATATTTGATAAATTCATCATAGGTATCTGGGCATCTATGTTTATCTATATAAATATGCCTTAAACTCTGTAACCATTTAATGCCATATCGAACACTATCCGGGCCTTTTTCTGCAGCTCTCATAAAGCAACCATAAGCTTTAAAGTCAGCTATTGATTTAGGTTCAGCAGAATCGGCAGTTATCAACTCATTAAACTCCATCATAGGCACATCAATGAATTCTGAATACTCTCTCCCGCCTTCAACCTTGTAAACCCTCCTTTTTAAGTGGTTTTCTTTATATAAAAAGTCAAACAACTCCACATTCGTCTCGTGTTTCATAGTATGCTCTGCGTAAATATAAAGGTCTTGTCTGGCGCTATCAAAATACATTTTATTAAAAGCGTTGGGGTCATTAGCAAAGCCCCAATCTAAGCCGTTATATATGGTATCAAAAGTACAAATAAGAGAATCTGGCATATCCATGTGTTCAACATTGTCAAATACATTCCCGCCTGTGCCTACAGGAACTCCCATGTATTCATTTTCATAAGCACGAGGATTAACTTGTTGGAGATATTCAGCTTCATCTATAAACTGCTGTCCCAGCCACTCCTTCGGTACATCTAAATATGTACTCCTGACAACCAAAGTATCTTTCCTGCTTCTTTCGCACATTTCAGTAAATTCATTAGCCCAATTATTTATAGAAATGGGAGGGTTATATGACATGAAATTCCAATAAATTTCCCCGCCACGCATTGTTGATTGCTGTGCTTTTCTTATTTGAGCTTCTCCTTCAAATTGGTCCAACTCCTCCCACCAAGTAATCCCGATATAGCCAAAAGGAAGTTTAATAGACTTTACTTTGCCTGGGTCGTCCATGCCTAAAAACAAAATTTTTTGCCCTGTCGGTTTATATATGATTTCAAGAGGGTTAACATGAAATGTAAAAAAGTCCTGAAGCCCCATATCATAAATGCCCCATTGTACCTGTGCATATACTGAGGTCTTCAAAGTATTCCCGACACGTCGAAAAACAACAGCATGACAATTAGGATTTTTTATCAATAACAACGGCAAAACCCTCCCGCCTATAAATGAACTCTTAGTTGAGCCACGTCCTCCTGGGAAATCATAATGAGTATGCCTGTGTTCCATTATATCCTGAAATACCACATCAAATTTTTCAATCCATAATTTACTTACATCTAAATCAACACTTACCATTTTTTAACTTTCTTCCAATAATATTCATTCCTTTTCGCTTCTTTCCTTTTTTCATTCCATTCATAATACATTTTATACTTTTCGCATTTATCGTGGCATGAGGGGAAGCGTGAAGTACAATCTTTACATGGTGCTATCATAACTAAATCCTTTTTTTATAATATACCATAATAAAAATAAGGCGTCAATATATAAGAAAAATAAGCCGTGTAGCGCTATGCATTGGAAGAAATGGAAACAATAATAGGAAAATAAGCAGCATATAGATTTGGAAGTGCAGCGACCTGGATACAATAAGACAGAAATTAAGCAGCATGTATATTTGGATAGCACAAAAATTTGCATAAAAAAAAGTGGTATGGTGTTAACCATACCACTTTTATATTATACTGTTTTGACGTTGTATTTTGCGTTGTATTACTTATTAATTAATACGTTACGATTATATGTCGGTAAATTGATTAATACGTTTACAACGTCATTAAAGTGTTTTAAATCAATATATTTTGATTTAAGTATGCGTTGATTATCGTTACAAGTGTCAAACTTTTCGTCAAACCACTTTGAAAACATTTTTTCATGGTCAATGCAACAAATACGTATATTAAAACCGACAAACTTGTTTTGTTTTGCACTGTACTGTAATTGAAATTGCGTATTATTTTTAAATCGTATATATGCGTCAGTCGGTACTGATTTTTCACTGTTACCATTTACCATTACACCACACTTTGCAAGTGCAAATTGCACGTTATTTTTGCGACTATATAACAACACGTTGTTGTTATCAACGTCATTAATATGTGCGATAAAGTCGGTAAAATCAATGTTAGTTTTGACTTCATTTTCATTAACTGTTACTTCATTAACGATTACTTCGTTGTTATTAACTGTTACTTCGTTGTTTGTTGATTTGTTGTTTTTTTTCATACTTTCACCATTTTTAACTTTCATTTACTTTGATTTACGTTACTACCATTGAATTACGTGTACTATCGGTATGATTTACCATTGCGTATCAATGCGTTATTTAATTTTTTATTATGTAAATATTATATAATAATAATATCATTAATTATATAAATATATTACTTAAATCCCATATAAATGATATAAAAATCATATAAATTATAACAATATATTGCGTGAATTATAATAAATTGATTTTTTACATATAACCACATCATATTATTATATTATTATATAACATAGTATATCATATATTTATTGTAGTATAATATATATATGATGTAGTATTGAAAACTACATCACGAACACTTTATCGAATTAAAGTTTTGAAGTGTGATCCTTTAATGTGGTAAAGTGTGAAAATTTTAACACTTTATCAAAGTGAAGTGATGAAGTGACCGTCGCACTTTACTCCTTTAAAGTGGTGAAGTTGCTATCTAGCGACCTTTTACGGCTGGCTAGCCATATATCGTTAGACAACTTCTATTTCTCGTTAGACAGAAAATTGAAAAATCGGCTAGCCAGATTTAGCGGATAGCCGTATATATATCGTTAGGCAACTTTCTTGCTAGGTGCAAATTTTTTTCTGGCTTCATATTTCTCGTTAGACAGTTTTCTGAACAAAAAAATAGTGCCGGCTGAATATACAACCGACACCATTTGCACTATTTATTTATGTAATCTAAATGACCATTCACAACCATCTTCTGGCTGTATCATTTCACATATTTCGTCACGATACGGCTTCTCGCCAGTTAATTCAATATACCACTTAACTGCTTCCTCAATAGTATCGGTCATATACCATATCCAATTAATACCACTTACTTCCTTCCTCATATTAGTATTCCTCCCTATCATCATATTCACTACTGTTAGCATAATCAGTGTATGCACTGATATACTCGTTGCTCGCTTCATAACCGTCATAACTTTCAAAAAATTCAACGTCTAATAATTCGTATCCCATATACTTTTCCTCCTATTTAACCATTTTCAGTACAAAACCACTGTTTTGTAATTCACGTGCCGTCTCATTATTTACTTTTGTTGTTGTGATGTAAAATCCGTTTAAGTAAATTTTAACTTTCATACTTTTACCTCCATTTACATATTCGTATGGTCAACTTTCACTATAATTATTATATCATAATTATTATATTTGTGAACAGACTAAATGATTTTTGCCCATAAGTTAAGTAGCCGGCAAATCAATGCATTTCATTTAATGCTATCTGGATAATCAATGCAACTTTCGTAAAATTTTTATGGCTATCTAGATGTATACCAATATTTAGCATTCCTTTGTAGGTGGAAAATTTTTCCTATATACATATATCTTGTTAGACAACTTTTTTGACAATAAAAAAGTGCCGGCTCGTCACCGACACTTTTTAAATTAATCAATAAAGTATGTGCTGTCCGTCAAATACTGATACATGGTTTCAAAGCTGCAAACAAAATCAGTGCGACACCCGATTACACAAAACTTTATATCGCCATCATCACTCATTAATGAGTAACCGATAACACTGCTATCGTGTTTTTCGTTGACAAAAAACCAATGCTCTAAATACATAACACCGTCAACTTCAAAGTCAATTGCTTCCTTGTTATATTCGATATCGGTATACTTATTATAATCGTTTTCAAAGTACCAAGCACTGACACCATTTTCATCACACGCACCGTAGCGTTCACCGTTTGAATTGATACCACTGATATTATCAGCTAACTTATCAAATACATCATCAAAATTTTTACTCATACTTTTTTACCTCCATTTACTTATATTTAGTATGTAGTTAACTTTTAACTATATATATTATATCATAACAATATAGTTTGTGAACAGATTACTTTCACTTTGCATAGACAGATAACTAAACCATTTCATTCATGGCTATCTAGATATGTACTGAAAAAGCCAAATAAAAAAGTGGTTGACTTTCGCCAACCACTCAATTTTATTCATTTTCGTATTCAGTGTAATTGGGGTTATCCCGTTCACATTCGTCAATCCAATCAACTACGTATGTCGGCCAAAAACTTATATCGTTATCAATTAGCATATCATCATCAACAACTGCCGGGTGATGTGATTTAAACCATTCGTAACTTGTATCCGTATGCACTGATTTATAATCAACAGCTTCGTCATAGTATTCCTCCCCACTAACATAAAATGCATAATTGATACACTGAAAATATAATGAATCCGAATACAAAATTATACGATATACGTTATGCCCATTTACTTTGAACATTACTACCCAACTATCGTCATTCAACCATTCCTGCCATCCATCACTAATCAACTTCACTTCGTTGTTTTTGTGGTTTGTTAACGCCGTTAAAATGTCATTTTTGATTTTTTCCATATACATTACCTCCATTTAGTAAATATGTATTTTTTGATTACATATATATTATATCATAACATATATAATTGTGTACGGATTATATTGAATTTACTAAGACAGCGATTTGACTTATTTCACCACTTTCTGTCTAGGCGATAAACTTATCGGTTTCGCCTTATTGCCTACCAAGCAAGTCAAGAGGCTGTCTAGACGATACGAACAACCGTCTAAATAGTCAAGGTCTGTCTAGATATTTAATTCTATACGCATAATTCTCGTTAGACAGAATTTTCCATCTAAATGCATTACCTCGTTAGACAGAATTTCCGCCTAGATATATACACCTTCCTAGACAACTTTTTCGTTAGACAAAAAAGAAAGAGGCTGATTACTCAACCTCTTCCCATGTAAATGAAAGTGATGTAAATGTATGAATAACAACCTATTTGGTTGACTTCACCTGATTTTCTTCAAATGTTGCCATGAACTTCAGGAACTCTCTAAGTAAGTCATAATTCGTTAACTTAACCTGTCTTTCACGAGGCATTTCAGAGCGAGACAACTTAGAAGAAGTAATGGTTGCGTATCCGTCAACCCATCCTTTCTGTTCATCCGTCAATGTCTCATACCACTGAATGAATCTTGCTGTATCGTCATTATCAGTTTCAACGATAGCATCTTTCTTCAATGCGTGACCATTTGTAAGTAACAGCTGATATGCACCACCCTGCTGTAATACTCTTGACTTCGTGCCGAATGTGTTATAAACCACATTACTTTCTTCCTTCGGTGCTGAATAAGTTGCGAGACCGTTATCGTGGAAAAGTTTTGTGAGCTGGTTGTTAGTCATCTGCTCAACTTTAACTCTCGTCTTCTTTTCTTTCTTTGCAACTTTGGTTTCAGGAGCTTTAACTTCTTTCTTTGCAACTTCCGGCTTAACTACCTTCTTAACTTCTTTCTTACCTGTAACCTTCTTTGTTTCCTTCATAACTTTTTCCTCCTGTGCTTTTTTGGTGTTCTTTGTGTTTGCCATAATCTTTTTCCTCCTTATTTGTTATTCATACATTATGGAACTTTTCAAATAACTCATTTGTTATTTTGTAAGTACATTATAACAAATAATGATAAAGATTGCAATACAATCTTGCAGACAACTTTAAAAAGTCTCGGAAGAATTATTTACCGAAGTGCTGTCTGGATAACAAGAAAATTTCTTCTCAACCTATTTCTTCTCAACAATTTTGTCTTCGCTAGGGGGTAAAACAAGACAAAGAAGAAATGGAGATAAGAAGAAATGCGATAAGCTAGGTAATTAGCTAATTTCTTGTATTTTTCATTTCTTCCCAGCCACCAAGCATTTCTCCGTCTAGACTTTCAATTTCTCCATTAGAATTATTGTTAGACAAATTTCTCGGAAGAAAATTAAGGGTAATGCTACCTATATTATTAGTTATATTCTTCTGTTCTAACTTCATTGGCAACTCTATTTGATATTTAGCTAACTCATTAGCAGCCTTAATCCTCGTATCCAATGACGCTTCAATGCCGAATTGGTCTAATACCTCGCCACGCATTACTGAGGTGTAGAACTGAAAGATTTCTTCCTTTTTTGCGGTTTTCTTGTCTTCAACTGCCTGTATCTGAGCCTGGATTTCCGACCTTATTTTGTCTCTGGCGAGCAGGGCGCCTGCATATTTATCTGGTGCTTTATTCTTATATCCAGCTTCTATAACAGCATTAGTACCATTAAATCCATTACTTAAATATGCTTTTATAAATAGCATTTCTTGTAAGCTAAATACGTTATTAGTTAATATATTTATATCTGGACATAATGTATTTGCTCTCACTTTAATTCCGCCTTTCTTTTTGAATTTTCCGCTCAACGCATTGTCTATCTTAATACATTTTGTGTATGTATATATCTTTATAGTTAGACATTTTTTATTTTTATTTTTCCGCCCGACTTATTTTCAAAATCGGGCGGTTTTTATTTTATTTTCTAAACATATTACATATACCCATAAATCCTATCAGTATCAAATAACCTAAAAATTGCAAAATGGCTATTATAAAACAGATTATAATTATTAGACTTATTATTATCATACCATATCTTTCTCCTTATATTATATTATAATTAAAACAAGAAGTCAATCTTATTAATTGACTTCATCTAATATATCATATAGATACTTTATTGTGTATGTTATATCTTCCACTTTTCTTTCTAACATTTCCGCCTTATGTTCCATTAAATATATACAGTCTAACTTTTCATCATAAGTTTCCACTTTTTTCATTTCATCAACATTTTCCTGTATATATTTAACTTCTGCTATTACATTTTTTAGCATCTCATTTATATTTTCCGTCTTTTTAATTAACTTGTCCATACTCACACCACCTTTACTATAACCCCATCTTCCAATGTTGCCTCTGCGTACCACTTATGTGGCTCGGGATAGTGTGGTCCTTCTAAACATACTTTACCATTCCTCGGCTCATTTCCGCCAAAAGGTCCCGGCTGGTAAACCGTAATCCTTTCACCATTTGCGACAGCCTCTTTTAATGCTTTCTTTGTTTTAAAGTTCTTTGTTGTGTACATACCTTCCACCTCCTTAATCATGTGTTGCGTGAAAATTTTCTATTGCCCACTTGTTACCTGTTGCGTATACCGCCGCCTTAGTTCTTTCATAACTTGACATCCTTGGTGCCGAATATCTATGTGTCGAATATCTATCAGACTCATAATTATCACAAATACTAGCACCCTTATCTTCATCATCACATACACCATAATTTAGACAATTTTCGCATTTCATATCTTATCCCTCCTCGGTTACAATACCAGCACACATCAAACCACCGCTTCTTCTTGCACCACTCATTCTTCTTAAGAATACATCCATCAAATCTCTGAAGTTATCATCTTCGATATAACAATCATCTACTTTTGTTACATCCCATTCGCCCATTTCAAGGTCGCCGTCTGCAACACCATACGCAAGCCAACTCTCTAAAACTTCTTCGTCATTGATTTGTCTGCAAATGTACTCCATTGCCAAAACCATTTTTTGTCTCTCAACCTTCTGTAAATCTGTCATAATTACACCTCCTATGATATAATTCTAATTTTTTACTTTACATATATATTATATCATAATCTTTCATAATCTTCAATATTATTGATAAACAAAGTCTTGGACATATTTTTTAATGCATGCTTTACCTTTTCAACCATTTCATCTGTTAACACTGTATCAGCATCTTTTAACCTTGGAATGCCACAACCAATACTTCTGCCTGTATTGATTTCAGTGATTTGCCAATGATCTTTATATCTATGGTCTATACCGAAAATTAATCCGTCTTTCTTGTATATATACCCCTTTATATTTTCAGTTCTCGTCTGTCTATTACCGACTTCAATACTTATAGTATAGTTAGACATTTTCATTATTCTTCCTCCTCTACATCAATTACAAGAGCATCTCCGTCTTCACCGAAACCGTCCCATTCATATAATAACTGATGGACTATTGTATCTCTAATAGACTGTTCCTCTGTATCAAACTGTACGCTGTCTAATTCATATAAAAACTCATTTGCTTTCGCATTTGTTCTCTGCCATGAAATTACACCTTTCATTATTCTTCCTCCTTCAAATATTCACAGAACCTATAATCGTAACCATCTCCGTCTTTAAACCTTACAGGTACGGCATCAATATCATTTTCAGCTAAATATACATATTCATCAAGTGGATAATCCCAATAATGTATATCATTATCTTCTTTTACCTTTTCAAATTCTGCCAAAGTTATCAACCTGTCAGGTATAATAATGTTATAATAAATTTCTAAAAACTCACCGACATCTAACATACGCTACCCTCCAATATTTTATCAATAGCATCGAGATGCCCTAACTTTTCAACTCTGCCTATATATCCTTCTGTATTATGTGCGATATCCAACTCTTTCTCGGCATCTTCAAGTGTATCGTGAATAGTATTAGACAACTCTGTTAACTCTAACTTTCCTGTATAATCTCTTTCCCATACCATAACCACATATTTGCTCATAATATACCTCCTATTGCATCTGTGAAAAGTTTCTATATCCTGTATGTGCATACAAAATATTATAGAGTGTATCTTCACTATATCCGTCTAAATCAGTACATAACTGTAATGCTTGCTCGCATACTCCTAAATCAATTAATTTGTCCCAAATTTCATTTTTAGACATTTTACCGTCTTTAACCCAACTTTCGTAATGTTCCATACTTACACCTCCTCAAAATCACCACAGATTGTTTCCCGAGAACCACCAAACCAAGGACATTCTTCCATTTCATAAAAGACGCACTCTTCACAAGTCTTGTCCTGATTATCGTATTCAACCACATTACCGCCACAATTAGGACATACCCAAAATTCTTCATAAACTGTATGACCCCAAGCCTCTGACGGTTCTTCGTACTTCTCTAAATCTTCATCATCTAAAACACATTTGCATTCTTCACAATACCACTTCAACCTCAACACCCTCTTTCTTTACATAAAATGCTGTGTACTTTCCCTGGTAGTTATCACAATTATAAAATTCATACCAAGATACAAGTGTATCAAAATCTTTGTACTGCCCCCACAAGTCTTTGTGTTCCCAAATACCTATGCCCCAGAAATTCGGTTCCGGTCTCATATTACACGGAATGAAGAAAACATACTGACCTTCGTTATACAGTTTTCGTGCCTCCTTCTTGTTAACTCGTCTTACAGACTTAAAATCGTACTTATTCATACACTCACCTCCTATACTTTATTATATATTTATTATACCATAATCTATATAATATGTATATACTTGTCCGCAAAGTTGCCTACGGATACCACAGACTAATTTTTATTCCAATAATCCAATAAGTAATTGAATAAATCTATAATCTTAACACTACAACTATCCACATCTAATTCATGTTCTCTAAGCATGTTGTTGTAGTCCTCACAATCCATCTCACCCTCGTAATCTTCAAACACAGGTTCCATACCCGTCTGGTCGATACATAATTCCCTTTGAGTTGCTAAATAACACAATATCGGCTCATAATACCGTCTATTTACTTCTTCCTTGGTCATTAAATATTCAGGGAAATTTATTTTTGTATCTCGCAACCACTGTTCCGGACTGTAATATTCAGCATTGCCTTCATTCATCATATCAATATAATCCGCCACATCTTCAAGTGTGATTAAATCAGAATTTAAGTATAGATAATTATCGTTTAAAACTTTTAAAACCTGTTTTGCTAATGTAGTCATAATTACACCTCCTGTTCTTCGACCTTATTATACATAATTTCCAAATACGGAAAATAGTCTTCTATTTTGCAAATAAAAGAATCTAAATCACATTCATCAAAATTCCCATCTTCCACATCAAAACTTGCAGGCCACCCATCACCATTACTTGTACGATAGCAACCAGGGTCATAACTACCTTTTTGCCAACCATGTCCGACAAGTTCATAGTAAACACCGTCTTCATCCTTCTTTTCTACCATATCCCATCCATCACCTAACAATAAATCTAAATCATTGTCAGATATGATATTTAAAACTTTACCTGCTAAATTAAAACTCCTAATTCCTATTCTTATTGTATAATTGATTTCCATACTTTACCTCCTACATTTCAACAAACATGCCGTCTTCTCTTTTAATACACCGATATTCTTCTCCCTCGCAAAAGATAATATATCGCATTTCACCTTCAAATGCTTTATATTTCGTCCATAACAGACCAACTTTCCAAATACCGTCTTTTGTAATAAACTGATAATGCATTATTCTTCCTCCACAAGTAATGATATAAAATGTTTTCTTGCAATTTCAAGTTCTTTTTCTGCTTTTTCCTTTTTTCTATGATGCACACCAGAATGTGGCATCCACATACTTTCCCAACCATTTTCGGTAGGAAATTCAACTAGCACAATTATAAAATATTTCATATTAGACACCTCCTATATTTCTTTGTACTTTGTGCATTTAGTATCATAATCAGGTAATTTTTCAAAAAACTTCTGACGTCCTATATTATAAACTGTTCTTTCTGTGTATACGCACTCAACATTATGTTCACAACCTTCCTTGATGTTAAACATAATACACCAATATGGAGAATTAGGAACATCATCCACTGATGTAATACTTAAAATCTTAAAATTTATAACCTCGTGGTTAAGTACATCAGCATATTTTCTAATACCTTTGATGTTTTTTAATTCAGGATTAAACTCTTGGATTTTTTCACGTATTGTCATACAATTACCACCTTTCATAATAATAGGATATATTTTACTTTACATATTTATTATATCATAATCTTAATTATATGTAAATAAAAAATACGGACAACTTATTGTTGCCCGTAGGTTTTTTCAAACTCATCCCACTTCCTTTGGAAGTCTTCTGCTCCTTTAATTTCGTTAGTAGGTGGAATTTCTTTATCGTTTATCAAATACCATAAGTTACGTAGAAAGAGAACGCACTGTATTTGAGATGCTGACGAGAATAATTCAACATGATGATTTTTACCTGTCTGGTCATCTGGTACAGATTGAGATACTTTGTATATCGTAACAGGTCTGTTCTGTTGTTCTGAAAAGAATTGTGACCGATTACAGAGTATTCTCATTCCTTTACTATTCAATGCCACCTGGAGTCTGTATATCATATCACTATTACTTCTAGGCATCTAATTTTCCTCCTTCGTAATATTATTGTTAGACAATTTGAAAAGCTCTTTATATTTTACAATACTATGATACCTTTTCCAACAAGTTTCACCCATTCCTCGTTCTTGTGACTTTTCACTCTTCAATTTCCGGCCACATACTTTGCATTTATTATTTTTCATCATCTTCCTCTTTGTGCATTAACCTATATATCCTTTTAGGGATAACGTATTTGCTATTACATTCATCACAACACCTGTCTTCCTCACCTTTTGTTACGGGGTACGGATTATTACCGTACCCCGTACATCTTTTACCACAAATGCTGCAAGTCCAAGATGTTTTTTCTTTCATATTTCCTCCTATCTAACATTCTTACAAATATCGTATATATCTTCTATCGCATTAGAATATTCTTCTAACTTGTCATTAATCTCATTCAAGTCTGAATAATCGGTTAAATCACTAACAGCCTCTGCTATGATTTCTTCTTTTAAATCGTCCCAATTAAACTCAGGTGTTAACAAATCGTGGCATCTCATATCGTTGAGCCAAGACCAGAAATCATCTTCATTCTCAAAACCGAATTTAGAACCCATCATGGATTCTATTTTTTCGAGAATATCAAAATTATGTTCCGCCTTAATATTCTCTTCCATTGTATCATACAATTTGCTAATAATAGTTGTAAATTCCGCCTTATTATTAACTTCGTAGCTCATTGCTTCGTGGTTTCCAAAACCTTTCTTAATTTCTACTGTAAACATAACCTACTCCTCCTTAAATTTCTTATATTCATCCATGCTTATATCGTAATCGCCACCTTTTGTCATATAGTACAAATATTCTTTGCCATTTATTTTGTACTTAAATGCACAGCTAAAAGTGTACGAATTATGACCTGTTATCCTTAAATCATAGCCGTCATACATTTCCTGCTTTTCTTTGCAAGTATTCCATGCTTTTCTTTTTTCTTTACCGACCTTGCCATAAGCATTAAATATATCGGTACAACTTGAATCTAAATACCTGTCAACTTTGGCAATATCGTCTTTTGTTATTCTGCTAATTCTCATACAATTACCTCCTCAAACAAAAGGGGCATTAAAGCCCCTTGTTTATTTACTTGCCAACTTTTCGATAGCTTCAAGGACTTCCTTGTAGGTTTCGTATGCAATAACCTTGTCCTCATAGTTCCAAGATTCTTCATCAGGTTCTGTAAACCATGTGCTATCATGTTCATCATCTGCTGAATGATAATCCATTGCGTCCCACTCCATCTTGTTTTTTACACTCTCGTAAATTGCAGATAAAACTGAAACACGTCTCGCCTTCTTGTTTAATTCTTCAAACTTAGCATCAAAATCTAACATTTGTTTTTCCTCCTTTTTGGTGTTTTTGGTGTTTTTTGATTATGTAATTATTGTATCACAATCTAACTTATTTGTCAAAGATTATTTTATTCATCATCTAATTCACGCTGGATTTTATTATATTCATCTACTCCGGCTTGATAACCCATAGAAATTAAAACTTCATTTACAATTTCTAAGTATTCCCTTCTTGCTTGTAAATCTTTCATGTGCCCGCCACAAGGATTATCTTTAAGATTCTCTCTAATAACTTTTACTCTTCTTTCAAAATCAGCAGCTGTAATTAAATCCATAACTTTTCCTCCTATTCACTGAAAAGGTCATACATTTCCTGTGTCTCATATCTGAAAATCGGTGAACCTTCTTCATCAACACCGTTCCACATTGGACCTAAAAATCCTTTAAACTCCGGTCTGTTGTCAAGTTCCTGTCTGTGTACGATATAACCCTGATTTCTTCTTACAGTCTCATCTTTTGTATAACCACTTATAATATAAGGAATGTCCGATAAGTTGCTATACATTTCACTTTTACCTTTGGATATAAATTGATATTTCATAAATATACCTCCTTATTACTTTATTTGATATATTTATTGTATCACAATCTTAATCACTTGTCAAAGATTATTTTTCGTGCCACTCTATTACATTAAAATCTATATTTTTATCCACATCATCTCCATCTAAATACCACTTGCCTCTTACATAATCGAAATAGCCTGTAACTATTGGCAATAAACCACCTGTTTCTAAATCTTGGCATCTAACATCTACAGCCACATTATTCCCAGGTAATCCATCTGAACACCTTACCCACCCGCTGAGATTTTGAGGTTCGGGTTCGGATTTTTTGTTAGACAACTTTTCAAGCTCACACAAAAACGCAACATTACAAGCAACATGAGATAAGTGTGGTAATCCGCTTTCTTCATCAACGCCTTGAGGGTCATTAAGGTATGCAAGTAAATGGCGGAATAACGCATTTCTGTATCGTTCTATTTCGACTTCTTTCCAACTCTCTTTCTTACCATACTTATTAACACCGTACATTCTTACATAAGCTATATCTTCAATTATTTGTGTAGGTACTAATGTTAATTGGGGTTTACCAGCATCTCTTTTAATTTCCTGATTATTCATAGTCATACTCCTCGTCTTCTTCTATATCGCTTTCAATTTTAATTCCTTTTTTACTCTTTAATACATCACTATAAAACCAAAATCTTCCACATTCATTCCCGGAAACAATAAGTATTGTGCCATTATTATCAATATTCCTGTAACAGTCTAACACATCTCGCTCTCTGAAATCTCTGAAAGTATCAACCATTTCTTCATATCTGCTTTTTGTTTCTTCTAGTTGATTTAATTTATCTTTCCATCTTTTTATTAGAAAAGCATAATCAACTTCTTTTTCCACACACCTGCCATTGCTCCAAACTTTTATAATTTCATGCTTACCTTCATTTGGCTTATTATTATATAATGTATTATACCTTGAACCTACATTATACAAAGTGGTCTTAAAATTTTTTAGATGCTTTGTATTTAATTCATCTACTTCTTTCTCAAAATCTTCCGGGTAACCAATAAATATAAAACCAGATTTACTTCCTATATACACTAATTCTTTTTTGTCTAAATCTTTTATTTTAGTCTTTAATTTCATTTAATTATCCCTCCCGTTTCTCCATATCATCACAACAATAGCAAATAATACTATAAATAAAATTCCCCAAAATTTCATTTCTTTTCCCTTTCCAAGATATCTCGTTCAAAACTGTCTCTGCTTGCTGATGCCATTATACTTGTAAGAGCCATTCCTATAAATGTTCCTAAAATAAATGCTATAATCCCAACCAATACTACCATAATTTTATTCTCCTTTCAGTTCTGCTATATGTGGCTCTATGAAATCATAAATCGCCCTTTCAAGTCCTGCATTATCATCACTTATATAATTGCGATTATGTTCTTCAATTTCTGCCTTTATCTTTTCAAGTTCAAAAGATATTGCTTCGTTTAAAGTTTCTCTTATCAACTGACAATAAAACGGACAATAGTGTTTTTCTTTATCATAATATCCACATTCTAAACATTTACTCATTGTTCTCTCCTTTGACCTTTTTCATAAAATCTGCAATATCAACTATTGTTGGCGGATATTTCTCAAATAATTGAAGAAACATATCACAAAAGAATTTGTTGTTTAATGTAATCCCAGAGTTCATAAGTTCTGTTCCGTCTAACTCTTTTTTGGTTTTACGGATATATTCTAATGCAAGTTCGTTTTCGTTAGGTTCTTCTCGGTTAGTCAACATTCCATAATTTGTCAATCTCATTTGTTCTCTCCTTTCAGTTCTTCTATCTCTTTGCGTATAAGCATTTGACAGGTGGCTACATCTATAACCAATTTTTCCCATTGTGGTCTTGAATTTCTTATAATTTCCGTTTCTATCTTTTCAAGTTCTTCGATAACATCATTATCTGTATAAATTCTTGACAAGTCCTTTTCACTTAACAAACCTTGACGGACAAGTCCTTTTAATCTGCTTTTTAAACTATTCGGCATTAGATTCTCCTTCCATTTTTGCACCACATTGTGGACAGTATTTTATAAAATTACTTGTATAAGGGTTGTATTCTTTGTTGCACTCGGAACATTTACAATGTGGTATGTTTTCTGTACAAGTTTTATGTTCAACTGTTTCGTACCACCTTATCCAATGCCCTGTCTTTTGATTTTTAAATTCTTCGATAATACTTGCTCTGCCCTTTTCGTATGCAAGTTTCTTCTGCAAATCTAATTCGATTTCCGAATATCTTTTTTCGTCTTTTGATATATTAAGCATTGTTCTCTCCTTTCACATAAGGACTATTCCACCAATCTGTGTCAAAGGTTACACTGTGTTCGCATAATGAATAAACATTGATTATGTCTTCTATAGGCTCTAATTCTATGCTTGGAAATAATTCCTTAACCATATCTCCATTTGTTTTTTCTTCGGTTAATAAAACAGAATTTATGGCAACTTTCATCACTTCCATTTTGTCTATTGCCTTGTTAACACCTGCTCCTTTTTTTAGCAGTTCCTTGCAAAATTGCTCATAACAAGCATTATACCCATCAACATAAGCTTTTATTTCTTCTTTTGTTCTTGCTGTCATTCTTTATTCTCCTTGTCCTCTCTCCTCTTTTAATTTTATTTCATCAAATGTCTTATCTGCTTCATCGGCAATTTGTTTACATAAATTTGAAATATCAATCAATTCGCAAAGGTCAAATAAAGCCAAGTTTTCTTTTGTGAAACAAGTTCTAAATAATTCTTTGACTTGTGTGCAAACTAATTTATCATAATCATTTGTGTTCATTCTTTATTCTCCTTTCTCTCCCGTATAACATAGATAAACGCTTCTAGAATAAGATGCGAAACAAAGCCAATTATGAAAAAGCCAATATCTCTTCCCAATAATGTTATAATGGGTCCACCATAATTTGTCCAGGTGATGTGTTCACAAAAGGCATTAAATATTTCTCCCATTCGTATACACCGTCCTCTCCGTAAAAATCATTCTTACCAATAAATGTTACAGGGCCATACTTCAATTTCAAAGTCGGTTCTTTATATAATACTTCTTTGACAGAATATCCGTTTTCAAAAACTTTTTGAATTTCAAATATACTATCACCTATCTCAATCCAATCGCCTTTTTCTATCATTTTATTCCTCTTTCTATAAATACTTTTTCTTCGTATTTATCCCATCTTTTCTGTACTTTTATTTCTCCTACAACAATAAATATCATAATTAAAATAAGAATAGTTATCAAGAGTGTAACTTTTATTTTGTCTTTCATCATTTACAATCTCCTTCAAATACATAATCACCCCTGCCGTCCTTACCGATAACATACAATATAGGAGCACCTTTTACAACTCGTTCCCAACAACTTTCAGATGCTTCTTGACCGTCTAAGTTATCCATTATTTTGATAACATCAGGAGTTATCATATCAGCTTTGCCCTCTTTTGTTACTCTTTCAATCATTAAATCCTTGTAAAATTTCATTATTTACAACCTCCTTTAACTTTATTACATATTTATTGTATCATAATCTAACTTATTTGTCAAAGGTTATTTTTCGGTTTAAAATATCGAAGCCTCTTTGAGTTTATTATATATCATATATTAATTATTATATGATTTATTTAAACTCAAGAGGCTTTGAATTCTTAAAGTATTTTTACAAGAACTGTATGCGTTGCATACATATCGTCAATAACTCCATTCTTAATATCATCAATAGTTTTCGCTATTAATTTTAGCATATATACTAATTCATAATCTTTATATATATTCAAATATTTCTTGCTAAAATATATTTCTCTTTTATCTAATCCCGTTGTTCTTTCTATATCACCATTTTCGCATATCTGAATTAATAAAACACTTTTAACCTTATTATATAATACTCCTAAAATATTTACCGAATTACCTCCGTCTCGCAATAAATTATTCAGCATACTAAATGATTTTTTGCTCTGTCTTAACATAACAACATCTACAAAATCAAACACATTATCTTCTTGTCTAATATATATACTTCCATCACTTATTAACCTGTCTAAACTATCATCAACACTTATTCCCATTATCTCTGAATACCTGTTGATTTTGTCGATTTCTAGCAGAGAAAGGTCGTAGGAGTTGCAAACTATGTTAGACAACTTTTCAAGGTTCTTATCTTTTAACGGACATAATTTCTTAATATAAGTTGACAGAACCATTGTTGTTAGAGGCTCAAACTCAACTGTATCTTCCTTAAAATATTTACCAAACTTTAACCTACTGTCTATTTTTTCATACAACAATACAATTACATTCTTCCCGATTTCCTTTTTAATATTAGTATATACATCTTCATGTTTACTAATATCATCATCTCCCCTTATTACATACATACTATCAACATCTCCAAAAAAGGACTTAACAGTACATTTCCCGTATATTGATTTAACACTATCTGCCCTTACTATCGGTAAATTTAATACTTTGGACATTTGCTCTAAATATATATTCATTATGCCGATTTCGTTTCCAACAAATATATAAAAATTAGATAATGATTTTCTTATTATTTGAGTTTTTAAATCTGCTAATGTCATCCCATCAACACCTTCCGTATATCAAATACCCACATATCGTATAATTGTTGCTTATTAACACCTATTTTTTCTACTTTGTTTAAATACTTACAAGTTTCTAATACGCATTCTGCAAACCTTAAATCAAACCATTGTGTTGAGCATATATATACAAATACTTTCCAGAATAATTTCAAGTCATATCCATTTTCATTTTTCAATGCTAATTTACTTGAAGATTTAAACGCATTTGCTGGCTCGACTTCTGCTATATTATCCGCAACCAATTTTACATAATCATAAAATTCTACTCCATACTGTGTTAGCATATCAATTTCGCCTGGTGTATCACATATTGAGCAGAATAAATCACATTCAGATTTATTACCATAAGTACCCATATAATAGTATTCTTTTAACTCGTCCTTGGTGTACCCATCTAAATATATCACATTCGCCCGGCTTCGTATCGTGTCAAGTAGGGTAGAATCGTCGCACAGTGTTAGACAAAAATATGCATTTTCGGGTGGTTCTTCAGTTATTTTTAGCATTGCATTTTTGGCTTGTACTTTCATAACATCAGCATTTGCGAAGCAATAAAAGACATTTGTAGTTGAATTATACGCACTATCAATAACTTCTCTCACAGCCTCTGTACGAATCTCGCACTCACTATAAACTAATGATAATTCACTTGCGATATATTTAGCAACTGTTCTCTTACCACTTCCGCCATCACCAATTAACACTATAAAATGTGGGAAATTATTTCTATTTTGTTTTACAAATTCTTTTATACTATTTTGTCCAATCATCACTCTCTCCCAAATAACATAAATGTTGCTATTATTACTGATTTAGGACTATGCTCATATTTTATTGTGTTTCTTAATTTCATAACACAATCTAATAGCTCGTTGCAATCATCAATCTTATAATTAAATTTTTTAGCCCAAATTTCCGGAACCTTTATTAACGAAAAATCTTTTGTTACAGTATATATATTTATATCCAATATAAATTCAGAATATAATTTTATAAACTGTTTTAAATCAAGACCAGATTTGTCTATGGTATCAATAATTTCAATAATACCTTTATTATCTTTTTCGATTATGCAATTTGTTAGATTGAGCATTTCATCATAATCAACAGCACCTAATACTTTTACAACATTCTCAATAGTTAACTCTTCTGAATAAGATAAACACTTGTCAAGCATTGTAATAGCATCTCTCATACCACCTTCAGCCATTTTTGCGATATATTCAATAGCCTCTTCTGATGCTCGCCAACCAACACCAAACTCACTATCTATTATATACTGTAACCTTTTAATAATACCGTCCTGACTTATTCTCTGAAAGTTAAACCTTTGTGCTCTACTTAATATTGTACTCGGTATCTTTTCCGGATTTGTAGTACACATAATAAATATAGATTTAAGTGGCGGTTCTTCAAGTGTTTTCAAAAATGCATTCCACCCCTGTGGTGTTATCATATGGCACTCGTCTATAATAAATATTTTATATTCACTATCTAATGACTTTGTTTGTGCATTATCTATTAACTCTCTAATATCGTCAACACTGTTATTACTTGCTGCATCTAACTCTATCGGTGAACCTTGTCCCTTATTTATCATATTAGCAAAGATACGGGCACTTGTTGTTTTGCCCGTACCTGCTGAACCTACAAATAAATAACCATGCTTAATTGTATTAGTTTCTACTTGATTTGTTAGTATTTTTACAATAGATGATTGTTCAGTTAAATCATCAAAAGTTTTAGGCCTATATTTTAAGGCTAATGCTTTACTCATTATAATTCTCCTATATATACATATTTTGCATATCTACAAATATGACCGTATCTGTCAACACACTCCATATCAATAGTTTCAATATCATATCCCTGTTTTCTTAAACTAAATATAATTGAGGATAATCTTGTAGCACCGAATAACTTGAATGCTTCCATACTTGTAATTCCGTCATGTTCCTGCATATACTTTAAAATCTCTCTTGTCTTATTTGTCTTTTTCATATTATCACCTATGCCCTTTCGTTACACTTTATAATCCAACTATTGCATACACAAATTAGATGATTATAGTCACCTGATTCTGCATCTGAAATCATAGCATTTATTTCATCACTTGTAAATTTTTCCTTTTCCATAGCATTCATTGTATAACCCATCAATGCGTATGCGTTACCATCTACTCCAACTAAACTATATTTCATCTTCCGCCTCCATATATTCTAATAATCTCTTGAACAACTTTTCATCAATAACATACCTGTCAACACCGTCTCCGAAATCGAATACAACACAAGAATTTTCATAACCCAATGCAAAAGCCTCTTCTTCGTTTTTATCAAACCACTCCCTCTGCATTGTAAAACTCTTCTGTTCTTTTGTACATGTCTTGCACTCAATTAGAAACTTTTTGCCAACACGCACATCACCTTTACTAAATTTTGTTGCACCACTGTTAGCGACTTGTTTGCCGCCAACAGTTTTTGCAACTCTTTTTTCTTGTTTACTTGAAAAATATCGTGTAGGTTTATTCATCAACATCACCCAAAATCGCTCTTCTTATTTCAGCACCGACTATTGCAGTCTGAATTGAAATCATCATAAGCATAAAACCGTCTGCACCACCGTCTTTATTATCGGCTAATTTTTCATTTGCGTTTGTCATACCTACAACAATGTTATCACTAATTTCTCTTGCTGAATAATATTTTACTCCATCAATTTCTTTCATTTAATTTTCCTCCACTTTTATTATATCACAATTTTCTACATCAAAATCAACAGGTGAATTATGGTTAATTGAATTCTGTTTTATTCTATTATTTGATATTATATCGTCAAACCATCTACCGCCTGTTCTTATTTTAAATCCAACATTATAAAAATCAGGTATTACTAAAAATGTTAAATCATCAGGATATGCGTTTGAACCTGTAAGGTTAAAACATTCATTCATTGTTTTCCCATCAAACCAATAAACAAGAACCTCCTTACCTTCAAAACCATTATCCATTATTAACTTTTCTAATTCTTTAACACCCTTCTTTTTACTTATATCAACTCCTTCATAAGTTAAACAAGAATTGTTAAAAAATTCAGTGAACATCTCACCACGTCTTCCTTCAGGTACTTTAATTAATGCCATTTCTTTCCTCCTTTGTACATAAAAACGGCACATTAAGTGCCGCTTTCCTGTTCTTCTTCATCATCATATTTAAACACGCTGAGTCTAACTTTTGCAACAACTTTTTTAAGCGGTAAAGTAGCTCCTGCAGCTTCACAAATAAACTTAAACTCTTCACTTGAAGGGTCTATTGTGTAACTTGCAACAACTTCCGCCGGCTCGTTATCAGAAACACAAGTGTCAACGATAACTTTTGTACCCTCGTCTAAGTAAGACCAACCTGGTGCCTGAAACAAATACTTTTTACCTGTTTCGTCATGCTTAACTAAAACTAAATCAACATAATTACTCATTTGTTTTACCTCCTTAATTTGGTGTTTTTGGTTTATTTATTAACTGTATTTATTGTATCACAATCTAATATCAATGTCAAATCATTTTCATAAATTGTCTGGTATGTCTTTGGGGTAATTTTTTGAGTATTCACAACCACAATAATCTTGCTGATATAACCCATATTTTTCGCACAATTCAAGTGACCTATCATATAGGTAACTAAAATCAGATATAAAATATTTTAACCCACAAGACTGTGCTAATCCCATTCCTATTTTATTTAAAGCTTTGCTATCTTTATAAGGACTTAATGTCAAGGTTGTTGTAAAGAGATTAAATTTATGTTTTTTAGCATAATGAGCTGTATTTTGTAGTCGTTGATAATAACACAACAAACACCTTGAACCTCGTTCTTCACAATTTTCCAAACCTTTTGCTATTTTATAAAATTCATCAGGATTATATTTATCAATGACAACTTTTACCTTATCACCGAACATTTCCCAAACCAACCTGATTAACTCGTTTGCTCTACAATCGTACTCATCTTTGTCGGTTATACAAGGATTAGAATAAAATAGAGTTATATCAAAATATTTACTTAGATGTTCTATTATTGCACTCGAACAAGGAGCACAACAACTATGTATTAATAATTTCTTCATCTCACTCTCCTGCCTGTGCTAATATTTGGTCTTGCAATTCATCTTTTAATACTTCATTATTTCTAATATAGTCGATAAGATTTGCTTTACCTTGGAATTTTAATGGTGTTCCTTCTTCATCACACACCACTTCTCCTGTCTCAATATCAACAAGTGTAAACCATGCTCCTGCTTTATTTACGATACCATACTTCATAGCAGTTTCTACCATGTCGGCTATCTCGTCAATTCCATATTCATACATCAATGTATAAAATCCTACCTTCCTATCCGGTCTGCAAGTTTTAGTTTTGAGTATTGATACAAGGACTTTATTACCAGCAGGTGCTTCACAACTACGTGTAAGATTACCACCATTTTCATCTAAATAATCGCCTTTTGCAAACTGTATACGCATTGAGCAATTATGTTTCCATGCCCTACCACCTGTGGTAATTTTACCACCATAAGTGCTATTCATATCATCACGCATCTGATTTATTCCTAAAACAGTGCAATTATATTTTCTACAACTTAATACAGCAAGTTCAGAAAATCGTGTTAAAGGCATTGATATTCCACCATAAGTTTTATCACCCACATCTTTATCATAAGCCTGTTTTGATACCATAACACCTATACTGTCTATTACGATTAAACCAACTTCGTCTGTCTCCATCATATCTAACAGTATTTGAAAGATATCTTCTGCAACTTGTGTTTGTGGCTTAATAATGTACATATCATCTACATCAACACCGATAGTCCTTGCCCAATCTTCGTCTAATGTATTTTCACAATCTGCGTAAACAACTTTCTGAGGACCTCTAGCCTCTAAATACTTCTTCCTTGTATCATCTGTGTTAGACAACTCTTCTTCGTATTCTTCCTTAAAAAGTATTTGAGCATTTTTACAAATATCAAGGGCCGTTGTTGTTTTACCGCCACCTTCATCACCTGAAAACTCAATTAATCTTCCTCTTGGTATTCCACCATAAGTCATATAATTTAGACGAGAACTTGAAAAAGGAATTTTACTGACTTTGAGTTTTGGAATTCCTCTTGCTGCAATATCCTCTTTCCACTCTTTATTTATATCTTGGACTAATTTATCCAATTTACTCATTTCTTTTTACCTCCAAAAATCAAAGCCAAACCGATTATAGCTACTGATATAACCAATATCGTAACACCAACTCCAAGCCAAAAAGGATTTACATACATAAATTATTCCTCCGTATTTTCTTCGTCACCTGTCTCCGGCTCAACATCAGGTTCAGGAACAGGAGCTTCTGTAAACTGACATGATACGGCAATTTTAGGCTGTGAACTGCTTTTAACTGCCGTCCAATTAACTACATCATAATCGGTTAAAATGTCAATTACAGGGCTATCTCCTGTTGTAGAACAAACTTGTTTTTCTGTGGTTGTATCATAAAAATCAACCTTTCCTTCATAATTACTCAATAAAGCTCCTACTGTCATTTTGAATTACCTCCTGTCATTCTTGTTAACTCAGATTCCGTTATTCTTCTTGAAATAACTTTCTTTATACTAGCAAGTAACTCTTGTGCAGATGTTACTTTTGCTTTTACTATTGCGTATGACCTTTTATATATTACACTTGTCAAATACTCCTGTTGACTTGCTAATTCAGCCATACTGTCTTTATCCGCAACTGTACCTTTTTCAATACTGTCTCTTTTTGAATGATACACTTCTTTATACAACGCCTTTGAAATATCATCTTTGATACCTAAATACTCTTGCATGCTACTTGCATAATAAATATAAGTTGCTAAATTCATACAAAAGTTATCTAATTCTCGGTCTGTCGGTGGATTATCTTCATCTTCAAGTATGCCCCTAACAAAGTTAACATATTCGTCTAAGTCTTTTGTATATTCATGGGTTATTGTTTTTACAATATCATTCAATACTTCTGCATTAGTATCTACTTTTTTCATTGCTTCATCTACCGAATAAGTCATCTATAAATGCCTCCATATTATAATCAAAGAATATGCGTTTCTTTGTACCTTCAATTTCAAATCCTTCAATGCCGTCATACCTAACACTTTTCTGATTAAAATTGTCCCTAATATATGCCAATTCAGTTATGGGTAAGAATTTTGTAACATCTTTATCAACCCACCAACATATAACACCACATATAGTACCTTTTGTTTCTGCTTGTTTTAACATACCATTCCATTGATTATCTGTTATGTTTGAAAAAGGCATTGTATTTCCGTGTACTGATTTACACTCTATAAACATTATATGCGGATATTGATATACAAGAAAATCACAAATATTTCTTACTCCTAAATATCCGTTTGTAGGGTCTGGTAATCGGATTACTGTTGTATCAGGTACATTTTCAAAGCATTTTTTAACTACTTCTTCAAAATCTTTTCCTCTGTTAACCATCTTCTCTACACCTTTCTGAATAATCACAATATGAACATGTTGTCTTTGATACATCTTCTGGAATTGGTGGTACACTCTCGCTGTCCACAAATTTGTTACAAGTAAATATTTTGTTAGACAACTTTTCACGCATATCATCTGTTACGTGTAAAATATAAGATTTTTTACTACAATTATCCCTACACTCATACAAGAAAACAACATCATCAATTTTTAAATTTAATGAATAAGCTGTACCCTGTAATATGTGTTCCGGGTTTACACCACTTCTTGTCCAAAACTTATTACTTGTTTCTGTTTTGATTTCTAATATATAATACTTGTCTTTATACCTTATAATTCCGTCACACAGGAAACTCATATTTAATTTAGAATTAAATAATTTTGTTTCATTCCCTTTCTTTTCGACAACTTCAATATCAGGTAACTCTCGTGACTTTACATATTCACCGACATCTATATATTCACAATCTATATTATTGTTTTTCATTTCAGAAACAGCATTTTGTATTCGTTCATGCCTATCTGTACCACTTTCACAAATACCGATAAATTCAGAAGTTGCTCGGTCTTTAATAGGTTCATAACCTTTTATCTGATAATACATATTCCTTATACAGTGTAAACTGCTTGGCTTGTATGTTTGACTTGGCAATCTTTTATTTTTCTGGTCTGTCAATTCAATGCTTGCCTTTAAATCATTCAGAAACTGTTGCTCTATCGGTAATTGTGTGTTTGACATATTTAAGATATTTAGTAAAGCTTGTGACCTTGCCATTATTATTCCTCACTGTCTTCAATTAATGCGATAGTTAAATTAATTCCTTTATCCTCTAACTTGATTGCAATTTCAGAACCAAAGTAAAGTGTAATTACATCAGAAGATAAACTCATTAACTGATTTTTAAGCATTTCAATATTGATACAACAAGCATAATTTTCAAAGCCTTCCATATCGGTATATTTAACAACTTCTTTACCTTTTGACTTTTTACTGCTGAATAACAAACCACTCTCATCTACTGTAATGTAAATTCCTTTTTTATCATACGAATCTACGAACAGTGAAAGTCTGTCTAACAAACTTAAAATTTCACCCCTTGCAACCTTACAATGTGCCGGGAATTTACTGCTTGCGAATGATTTAATAGCTGTAATAGGAAATGAACTTGCCTCTTCTTTTATCGGTGTATAAATCTTTTCGTGGTCTGTTTCAAACCATAACCCGATATCCGTCTGTGTGACTTTGATGTCTTCAGAAGATACTGTACTGAGCAGGTTCATAAGTGTTGAGGAAATTAATATGGGTGTATCGAATACTTTTAAATTATTCTCGCAAATATTCTTTCTATCACTTGTAATAACTTCTTCGCCACAATAATAATATGTCAATACAGGATACTCCATATTTACTGCTAAAGATGCTTTGTTTGCTGAAATGATATTATTAATGTTAGACAATGTTACTTTTCCGATTTCTTTCACACTGTTTTCATCATTCACTTTAACAGGGAATTTAATCACACCGTCTTCATCTAATGGCAATTCAAAAGTATAAGTACCATTACCTGTAACTTTTAATACTTCGCCTTCAACTTCAATAGTAACATTCTCTGATGTTGTTTTCTGAATTAATTTAACAAATAAATCTGCTATAACACTAACTTCAAAATCTTCGCAAGTAATATCGCTATTACTGTATGCATAGTAAAAAATTGTAGCATCAGTTGTTGTCAATTTTAACACATTATCTTCAACTGCTATACTGATTAAACTTGTTAATGGTATGAGTTTATTATTGCTAACGCACTGTGAAACTCTACCAACCATACCTTGTAACTCTTCTGTTTTGATTGTTAATTTCATCTTAACCTCCTTAAATTAAAAAAGTGATTGTTTGCATATATAATTATATAGTAAACAACCACTTTTTTTAAAGTTATTCAAAAGATTTTTTCAATTTTCTTATAACGGGAATTGTTATGAAAGGAACCATAAGTGTCTCAATAATTGTCTCATTAAATACACCTACTACCGAACTTGTGAAAATGTCAATCCATCTCATTTCAAATGCGGATAAACCTATAGGTGCAAATGCAAGTGTAGCAAATAATGCATTGTCTACAAACTGTCCGAATATTGTTGATAAAACAGCTCTTGCAAACAATAATATGAATGCTATAAAACCACCTTTTGCTTTATCAAGTTTCTTCATGCCAATCATAATCCACATATTGACAAAGTTACCACACCAGAATGCTGCAAATGATGCTAACGCTGTTCGTGGCCCGTTACTGAATATCAACCTAAATGCTTCATTCTGTTCCGGATAAGTACCTGGTAGTATTACAAGTATCTGTGATACCAATACTGTAAATAAGTTTAAAACTCCTGCAAAAGTATACACTTGCATTGTTTTCTTCTTACCGTATATTTCTGTGCAAATATCCATTATCAAAAATGTTGCCCAAGAAAATACGATACCACCACCGCCTACAGCAAAATCTGCTGTTCCCAATGTTTTCATTTCGTAAAGGTTTTGAAGAACCGTAAACACACTATACAGTGCCAATATTACGGCTAAAGCTGTTGCCTTTTTCTGTTGCTTTGTGTCCATTTTTATTACCTCCTTATTTAATTTTTATATAATCAGGGAAATGAACTAAGCCCTGGTTACTTCAAATACTGTTCTACATTTACTGATATTAACCTATGACCATCTTCATTAGGGTGTATACCATCTGCCGATATGTACTTATCTAAGAAATCATTATCGTATATCATAGGCACAATTTCAATACTCTTACTTACACCGTCTATTATATACTTATAATTATCCGCCCATATCGAAGGTGGGAATGTAAAATCATAATTTCTAAAATAATCATTTGACAGATAATCGCATTGTAAACTTGCATAGTTTAATATTACACTATTGTTTAAAGAAATCGCAAGCATTTTTATATCGGCTTTACTATTTAACTGTCTTATACCGTCTAATACTTTTACAAAGTTTAGCATTACTTTGTTTGTATCTGTAAAATCACACATTACAGCAGAAGCATCATTAATACCATATTCCAATAAAATAACATCTGCGTCTTTAATATAATCATCTTTATCATACAGACTTAATAAACTATATCCATCAACAGGATAAATACTGTACTCACCTATCGTTGTTCCACTAACTGCTAAATTCTTAACTTCACAATCGAAATAATCAGAATATTTAACTTTACTATTTGAACCTGCTGATATACTATCTCCAAAAATTAAAACTTTCATTCTTGCCTCCTAAAATAAGTTATGTGTTTTGCAGAAACTTTTTACACCTTTATACTGATAATTTTTAGCCCAATTCTGTACATACTTCGCACTCGCTAATGCCCTAGCGCTATGACTTACGGACAATTCTTCAATATTAGTGCCAATACTTTCAAAATAATCGTCTAACTTTTTCTTTATGTCTGGTGTCTGTTCCCAATATGTCTGTGTTGCTGTACTGTGTGAGATATTCTCTTTACTAACACCTAATTTAATTCCAACACCGTCAAACTCACCAATAATAGCACCAGGCATCCATACTTGACCGTATGCTGATACCAATACCCAAGTTGTACTATCAGCTGAAGTATAAGGCAATCTTTCTAACATTTCAAGTGATGTAGCACCAAAAGCATGTGTTTTTACATTAGGATTTTTACTTCTTTGAATAGTCGCAAAACATTCTGCCGAAAAATCATATTTAGCAGTTAATGATACATCACCACGAGGAGATAATCCTATATATGGTATATGACTTCCATCTGAAAATGTATAATTACACATATTTTCCAACCACTTCATATCCTCGCCCATGTGAAATACAGGAACAAGTTTTGAAGGGTCTTTTGCTTTTTCACGCATATACAAATAATTTTCCCAACTTAATTCAGGTGCTTCAATAAAATCTTTTGAAGTTTTAGGCATTAAATATGTTCCGGGAATTTTATCGACTTGTACATATAAAGTTATTTTATCTATATTATCATTTACAAAACCGATATACTCTTCCAAATCTAACTTTATTCCTTTTGTATGAGCCGAATGTGCCCCACTATCAACTAACAACTTCCCGTTTGTAGGAGCATCAAATCTCTTTATTAAAACATTTCTGTTATTTATTTGTGAATACAACAAGGGCCAATCATTTTCCCATGCTTCATTTATTATTCTATTATCATCAAAACTTGCAAGATAAAGGTCAAACATATACACTCCTTTTTGTTTTATTATACCACAATCTATTTTATTTGTCAAATAAGTATTTCATCACCATACCATCTATCTGTAACTGTAACATCACATTTAATCGGTATATCTAATGCTTTTGCAGCCGTACACATACATTCACTGAATATCTTGGCACATTCTTTCGCATTTTCTTTTGGGCATTCAGCTAAGTATTCATCATGTATAGGTACTAACAGTTTAAATCCTAATTCACGCAACCTTTTATTATCATAAATTAACCTTCCAGCTATTTTTGACATATCGGCTGCACTTCCTTGAATTCTACTATTAACACACTGTCTTGTTGCGTCTGCGATTTTACCACCATTGTCAAATATCTTTATACCCTCTGCTTTAGCCTCTTCAAGTATCTTCGCACGTTTTTTACTATCAAACCGATTTTGCCTTAACAATCGAATATACTTATTCTTCAACGATTCTGGTACTTCATACTCGGTAACCTCGTTATCGAATGACAAAGGGTCAAAATCACCATAACCATCTATCCAACTAAATTCATATTCATCAAGTTGCATATCAGGTAATCGTCTTTTTCTTCCCCAAAATGTAGTAACAAAACCATAAGTTTCTGCTAAATATATTGTATCTTCTTCAAACTGTTTTATTGCAGGAAATCCTCTAAATACTTTATCCTGTATTTCCTGTGCTTTTTCTTTTGAAACATTTAACTGTTCTGCTACTGAATTAATACCTCTACCATACAGTATTCCTAACAATATTGATTTAGCACTACTTCGTCTTTCTTTGCCCTCTTTATTTGTTGTTCCGTCAGGATTAAATTCAAGACATTCCTCATACTTTTTATTAAATGCCAATGCTGCTATACTTGCATATAAATCTTTATCTTCCCTATATGCAGACATCATTATAGGGTCCTGACACATTGCCGCCATACACCTCGGCTCCTGTTGTGAAAAGTCGCTTGACAACATAACATTTCCGGAACTCGGTATAAACATTTTTCTTATATCTTTATTATGGCTCGGTATGTTTTGCATATTAGGTTCTTCACTTGATAACCTACCTGTCTTTGCACCATACTGATTAAATTTACAATGTATCTTATTATCGTTTTCAATTAATTCAGGCAATACATCTATATATGTACTCAATAACTTTGTAACTTTTCTATATTCTATTATTGACTTACAAACAGGGTGATTTAACTTTTCAAGTATTTCTTCGCCTGTACCTCTTGGCTTATCTTTATCTACACTCGGTAACTTCAATATGTCATATAACAATATAGCAAGTTGAACAGGGCTGGATACTGAAATCGGGTCTGACAACTTATTATTTATGTTAGACATTTTGTATTTGTCTATTTCATCTTGATATTTACTTAATTCATCATAGAAAATTTGTAACTTTTGTTTTTCTATTTCGTGATATTTAACCGATAATTCTTTAGCATAATCTAAATCAACACTTATGCCATTTTCTTCTAATTCAACAATAACATCAACATACGGCATTTCAATATTCCAAAATACTTCTGATACACCTTCCAAACCATATTCAATACATTTAGGATTATTAGTATCAAGGTACGGTAACTGAAAATCGGCTAATTCACTTGTATCGACAGCATCTCTTGCCGCATATATATAACCTGTTTTTATCGGTATATTATCAAAAGTTATATCTTCAAATAATTTACCGAAATTCCATTCATCTTCTTTACCATCTAATACATATTTACTATGTAATGTTTTAAGACCATGTGGCTCATTCTCATTTAAACACATCCCGGCTAAATGACAATCAAACCATGCGGGAACATACACACCAAGGTTATTTTTAATTATACGAATATCAAATGCTGAATTGTAATATTCAAATTTCACACCGCTATCTACTAATAACTTTAACTGTTCTGCGACTAATTTTTCACTTAATTGTCCTTCTGTTTCAACGCCTGTTATATATGATTTATGATGTAACGGAACATATAATCCTTTTTGACCTTTACTGTACAAACTAAATCCCACTATTTTATCACGCATAGGATTTAATCCTGTTGTTTCAGTATCAATAGCACAAATACCTGTTTCTTTTACATTGTATATATATTCCTTTAATAACTTTTCATCATCAGCCATAAAGTAAAGGTAATCATCTTTATATTTACCTAACTTACTTTCAACCCTCGCTTTTATATCGGCTATTCGTCCTATCAACCCACCACCCTTTATAACAGTAGAAGCAGACTTTTTGTTGGTGGATTTATTAACAACATACTTGTCTGCTTCCTTAGTATTTCGGGTTGTAGGCAAATCAAATAAATTTGCCATTACACACTCCTATTAAAATGCTCTATTACTGTTATCTCTTCTTCTTACAGGTCTTTCACTATACTCTTCTGTTCGTGCTCTCGCAACCGAAAGAGACTCTCCAAAATTGCCTGTATTAATAAAGTCATTCATTTCTTCGGCTGTTTTATCAAGATATGATAAACCTGAAGGTTCGGGACAATTCTCTAAATAATCATCAAGTTTAATTGGTGAATTTTCAACGGGATATACCTGATAGGTGGTCTGCATATCTCCACTTTTTCCGTTTCGTTCAATTTCAATAACCTCATTATATAACGGTTTATATCTTGAACTTAAACCTGATAATGTATTGTAAAAAGTTTTACCACGCTCCCAAATCTGACATTCGCCTGCGTCCTCATTATAAACTTTAAGGAACAATTTGGGTTTAACTTTATTACCAGCTCTACACAACGGACAATTATCAATGGGTTCATTATAAGTACGCAAGCAATTTACATACTTAAATTTTCCGTCAACCTCAACACTGTGTACGGAATGCCCAGGTACATCTTCAACACTGTCATATAAAAATCTAACTCGTGCTGTGTCCTTATCATTTTTTAACTGAAAAAAACTTCCTTTGTTACTAACACCGTAATTGTCGGCATCATTGAATGAAAATACTGCCATAATTTTTTCCTCCTTGTGTTTTTTGTTTATTAGGGTGTTCCGCAAGAACTTGATGTATATCCTTTTTTGGGGAACAGGGTCAGGACGTGTATCGTTAAACTTGCGGATATAGTTTTTAGGAGAAGGTTGTAAAATAGAACTAAAACAAAACTGTTTACATATAATTATATAGTAAAATTATTGATTTTGTAAAGTTATGAGTTTATTTTTCAAAGATTTTTCAATATTACATATTGTCATTTTAGAAACATGTAATTTTTCTGCACAATCTTTGTTTTCATACCCTTGCGACTTCATTAAACACACTTCTTTTTCTCTTTGAGTTAATGTATCTGGTAAAATACACTCTAATAAATTATATGTATCTTCCAAACCTACATTTAATAACTCATTAATAGAAACTAAAATGCATTTTCTTTTCTTCGCATTTAAACTCTCGGTCTCTTCTCTTAACTTGTTTGAAAACACCTTGTAAAAATATGTAGAAAATTTATTTTCCCCATTATATGTTTTCAAACAATAGTCAAGTTTTTCTAAGCACCAACTTGCCACATCATCATCATTTAAGCCCCAATAATTTTCTTTTACTTGATATGCCAAATTATATACTTTATAAAATGCTGTAGAAAATACTTCAATATTCTGTTGTTCTTGATACATTAAAGCTAATTCTTCCAACGATAACTTTAAATAAACCGCTGACACTGAACCGCTTAAAAACTGCTTAGTACGATACATTGCTCAACACCTCAAGCATTTTGTTGAAATCCTCCTGTGTATTAAAGTCAAATCTGAACGGTGTACCTTTTTCAGGACACGCCTTACATTCATACCCTTCTTTAATAAACATTTCACCAATATTCTGAGATGCTAATAATGCAATACCAGATGCTCGATTTTTAATTTTGGAATTATCGGGAAGTGAAATATACTCTTTATTCACTCCTTTCATCTTAACTCCGTGTTTAACTAATAAATCGGCAAATTCATCATAGTTTGCAGGCTTTTCAAAGGAACATACATACCGCTGTTGCTTGCGAATTTTATTATTCTCATAATCAATAACAGACTGTGGTTTAGGAATATATTTCTTTTCCTTCGGTTCCGGATATGGTGTATTTATTTTGTCATAGTCGAGATTACTTAAAACACCAGGTTTATCTTCTTCAACTACTTCTTCCCACCACATCTTCAAAGTCGAATCTGATATTGAAAATGATTTTCCTTTGTTTGGACCTGTTACATAGATTAATTGTGTTGTTTTGAATTTTGGGTTTTTGAAATCTAATACTGCTGTAACTGTTGGGTCTTTTTTACTTTTGTAAGTCATAATTTCCTCCTTTTTGTTTTATTTGGTGTTTTAATTATGTAATTATTATAACACAATCCAATTTTAAATTCAACTAATTATGATATAAATTCCTGTAAACTATCAAAAAAGTCTTTGCTCATATCATTTATATCTTTTGCCACATTTACATCCCACTTATATTCACTGATTAACTTATTAGGTATTGCTTTTTTAATTCTTCGTCTCGCTTGTAAACCTCTTTCGTCCATATCAGTTGCTAATATATATTTTCTGCAAGGAAAATCTCTCAAAATTTTAAACTGAAAATCGTCACCTAAGCCATTTAAAGCAACTGCTTGTTTACCATATACCCAACAAGTTAATGCATCTAGCATACTTTCACAAATTATTATTTCTTGTGGACATTCTTTATATTTTCTTATCTCATACAACCCATAAACAGGCTTTTCAACACCTTCAGGATAATTGAAAAATTTTGTCTTAACCGAACGCCTTGCTATAAACAAACAATTACCATTTATGTCTTTATTTGGAAATGTAATGCAGTCTGTTTCCTTATCATATCCAATATCAAACAATTCAATTATTTCATCTGTTAGCTTTCGTTTATACATATAAGGGTGAATATACCGATATTTGTCAAGCTCTTCCTCAGAAACATATATTTTATCACTATTTAAAACAGGTTTTCTGTTTAAGTCTAAATCTAAGTCTTTTCTGTTTTCAACTGATACATTTTTAAATCGTTGAAGTAGCCACTTTTCACCATACCTTCCAAAATCATCATACCCAAATACACCGCTAATCATTTCGCCTAATGAACCTACCCACTCACAAGCAAAACAATGACAAACGCCACTCTTTTTATGTATGCCCATACTCGGTTTTTTCTCTCTACCTTCTTTATGAAATGGACAACATATCATATAGTTATTAGATGTATCTATACTTTTATAAAATAACCCATCTGTTTCTGATTTCAGTTCCCGGATTATCTCCGAAATTTCTGCTTCAATAAAATTATTGTTAGACAACTCTATCATCAGAATACCACCTTGCCCTCTTTTTTAACTTTTTCTTTTGACTTCTTTATTTCCTCTCTAACAACTTCTTTATCTTTATTTTCGTCTAATGATTGTACATACTGAAATTCTCCAATATCAATATCCCATAAGTAACAAATTTTATCACCAACCCTACCGTCTCTGTGTTTCTTTATTTCCATAATAAGTCCGTCACCTTTTTGTTTCAAACTTATTATTTTAGTTGAATTATGGCTAATGCCATCACTATCTCTAATATTTTCAATATCGGGTGTATCATTATCATTTTCCTTAATACCACCTCTATTTGATTGCACTACAATTAAGACCGGAATTTTTAATTCATTACTTAAACCCATCAAATCCTCTGATAAGTTTGTTAAAGTAATTGTTTTTGTATCTCCTTTTTTATACCTTTCATCTGATAAGTATGTGATACCGTCTATTGCGATAACATCTAATTTGTTCGCTACAATGAAATTTCTTAATTTTGTAACTGTAATTTTATTATTGAAATCTGCTGGTGTTGATACCAAGAATTTATTTTCGTGAGTTTTTAACTCTTCATAATATTCCTCGTATGCACTTTCTGAAACATTTGATTTATCGCCTCTTATCAATGCCTTATTTGAGAAGTTATTGTGTAATGTATCAAAACGATAACCTATTTTTGTTGCCGACATTTCAGGAGATATATAACCGACATTTTTACCCATTTTCCATGCATGTTCCATTGACTTTACTAACACCCATGATTTACCATTTCCTGTTCTCGCAAATATAACAACAAACTCCTCGCCACATTGCCAACCACCAATAATATCATCTAACTGTTCAAAACCTGTCGGTATAAACCATTTATCAGAATTGTTTGACTTGTCTTTAAATACCTCAACCCTTTCCCTATCGTGTATAATATCAATAGTAGGTGTGGTATAATTTGGAGTTAAATTTATTAATTCGCTCTGTAAATATCGACTTGCTTCATTAGCATCGCCTTTTAACAATTCCGCTACTTTTTTAATTACAGGTACTGTTTTTGAATATAAATATTCTTCTCTTATAGTATCAATTAAATACCTGTCAGGTTCTTTAACATCAACTAATTGAATATCAGGAAATTTAGCTAAAAATGTTTCTGTATCGGGAACTGCTTTATATGTTTCAAAATGATTTTTAATAAAACCATATTCTTCTGAATACTCTGTAAAATAATCTTCGGTTATATTATTGTCTATTAATAACGATAAATCTTTACACGTTAATATCTTTGAAATTACTTGTAACTGTATCATCTACACGTTTGTCCTTCCCTCTTAATTGTATTTTTGCACCGTCAAGTACCCTACTTGCTAATCTATCACCTAAATATAAGTGTAAGTCTTGCGGGAATATATTTCCTGTGTATATATTTGCTTTTCCGTCAAAATTCCTCTGATTAATAAAAGTGAATAACATATTATAATCATATTCGGATAACTTTGTTGCCGATATATCGTCCCAAATAACTAAATCTACACCCATAATCAATTCTTTTAATTTTTCAAACTCTTCGTCCGGCTTAGTTATTACACTTTTACAACTGTATAAGAATGAGTTTACATTGATAAATACACCCCTTTCATTATATCCTGTATACTCCCAAGTATCGTTGAAATATTGTAACATTAGTTTGATTGCCCATGTTGTCTTACCATTTCCGCAACCATTACTATAAATATATAGTGAATTACCATTTGCTGTAAACTCAAATATATTATCTCGTATTTCTGCTAACTTTGTAAATGCTTCAACATCACAATTATCAGGCACTAATAGGTTTACACCCCATTTACTTTTCGGTATATTACTTTTTTCGAGCATATATTTTGTAACTGAATATCTTACACAACCTTTTCTGCATTCCATATCCATATCACAAATATCTCGATATAAACAATCTGACATTCTTTCCATATCAAAATACCCTCAAACTTCCATCTTCATTAGTTGCCGGCTTTAAATCATCACTTGTCGGTTCTATATATTCACTTGATTTCTTTATATGCATAAATTCACTTTGCTTACCTTTGTAATTATCATCAATAGGATAAAATGTTTTCCATCCATGGTCTATACTATTCCTTATAATTTCTTCATAAGTATGTTTTCCTGATTGACTTTGTACTTTTTCCAATGTATTTAACATTCCTTTCCATTGATTTGCACCTCTAATACTATTCATCTCTAAACATACTTTTAAGTACAGTATTAATAATTCCTGTATATCTTTTTGGTTAGTCCAATCATATATTATATCTAAACATTTATCAAACAAGTTTTTCTTTTTTGGTTTTTCCTGAATACCGAAATCAAATTCAATTTCTTGTTTGTTTTTTGTTGTGTTATAATCTTCATTCGCTATATTATCTTTAGATAATATGTTATTTTTATTTTTATTATTTATATTATTATATATATTATTATTTA